GGTTTAATAAATCCTGCATCTAATTGGTTTGCTTTATCAACGTCCGATCTTAAAAATAGCACACACGCGGCCAAGCAGTGGTTGGATGAAGCCCAGCGTATAATGATGAAGTCTTTTAATTCCCAAAAGGGGAACTTCTACCAGCAGGCTCATGAGTTGTTCTTAGACCTGGTTGCCTACGGTACATCGGTTATGTATGTCGATGAAGAAGGTAGTGATGGGATTAGATTCTCCACAAGGCACTTATCAGAGATCCATATTACAGAGGACCACAAGGGTGTTGTAGACACAGTGGTTAGAACTTTTAAGTTCACAGCCAGACAAGCAGCCCAGAAGTGGGGAGAAGAGAATTTATCAGATGGTGTTAGGTCGGCACTAGCGGCAGACCCACACAGAGAGTTTGACTTCTTCCACGTGGTAATGCCAAGAGTTGACGCCAAGAGAATAGCACCAAACGAAGTAAATGAAGTATCCACTAAGAAAGAGTATATAAGCTTTTACGTATGTGAAGAAGATAAGCATATAGTTGATGTTCAGGGTTTTTACGAGAACCCTTATATTGTGGTTCGTTGGGAGAAGCTAGTAGGAGAGGCATACGGCAGAAGCCCAGCTTGGAACTCTTTATCAGATATTCGTATGATTAACGTCATGTCAGAGGTATTGATTAGATCTGCTCAGAAGCAGGTAGATCCACCTTTATTAGTTGCAGACGATGGCGTTATTATGCCATTACACACAAGACCTTCTGGTATTAATGTTGGTGGTGTTAGTCTAGACGGAAGACCTCTTATACAGCCATTGCAGACAGGCGGCAATCTTCAAGTCGGACTAGAAATGATGCAGCAGAGGCGTGAGGCCATTAGGCAGGCTTATTTTGTAGATCAGTTTATCCCTAAAGAGGGAACACCTGTAACAGCCACAGAAGCTATCCAGAATCAAGAGAATAGACTAAGGCTTACGGGCCCACAACTTGCACGTATTCAGGCTGAGTTCTTGGCATTTGTAGTAGACCGTGTATTCTCTATTCACCAAAGAGCTAAGTCATTCCCAGAGGCTCCAGAAGAGTTACAGGGTGTTGACCTAAATGTTGAGTACACCAGTCCGTTGGCTAAGACACAAAGAGCTCAAGAGCTCGTCTCCCTTAATAGGGCACTAGAGTCATCTATGGTTCTGTTGGAGACAAACCCAGACCTATTAGAGGTCGTTGACGGAGAGAGCTACCTGAGGGACGCCCTGGACATCTCAGGGGTTTCAGCCAAGCACATTAGAAGCGAAGAAGACTACGCAGACATCGTGCAACAGAGGCAAGAACAGATGAAACAAGAACAGCAGTTAGCTGTGGCAGGTCAGGCGGCAGAATCAGCGGCTAAACTAAAAAAAGCAGGGGTTGACATAGGATGAAGTTAAATGTACTAGCGAGAAAGAACAGAGACTTCCGTAGTGTTTTCAGCACAGAGGAAGGTCAGAGGGTATTAGGGTACATATACAAGATGTGTGGAATGAACACTCAGATACATACACCAAACGACCCCCATGGTACATCCTTTAATTCAGGAAAACACAGAGTAGGTCAGGGCATCCAGAGCATCTTAGCCATGACAGAAGAAGACGTAGCAGAAATTATCAAACTTTCGGGATCTCAGTTGGATGGTCCAGCGTACGACCCGTATAACCAAAAGTAGGAGAAGACTAAATGACTGACGTAGACAACCCAGAGGTCGGTGCAGAGACATCGGTAGCCGAGGGCCAAAATCAGGAAGCAAGTATTTTAGGCACAGAAGCAGTAGAGACACCACAAATTGACACACCAGTATCTGATTGGAGAGATGGACTCTCAGACGAACTAAAAGGATCAAAGTCCTTACAGTCCATCAAGACAGTAGAGGATTTGGCTAAAGGTTTTGTAAACGCACAGAGCGTTATTGGTCGTAGGTTAGAGGACCTAACACCAGATCAGGTTAGAGAGTATTACAGCGAGCTAGGAGCTCCAAGCGACCCAGACGGATACGAGTTATCTGCTCCAGAGGGCCTTGAGGCAGACTCAGACCTTACAGACTGGTATAAGAAAACGGCACATGAGAACGGCGTCCCAAAGGAAGCAGCCGAGAAGATGTACCAAGCATATATGCAAATGGAACAGGAAGTGGGCTCTCAGACTAGCGCACTGACCGACATTGCAGCAAAAGAGCAAGTTGACCAACTAAAGGCCGATTTTGGCCCAGCATACGCAGAACGAACTGAGTTGGCTAACAGAGCATTAACAGAATTCGGTGGAGAAGAGGCAATTCAAGCTATTAACGAATTGGGTCTAGGAAACCACCCGGCATTAGTCAAACTATTGGCAAACGCAGGGGAAACATTGGCAGAGGGCAAATTTGTCTCTGGTCAGAATACGGGTAGGTTTGGAATGACATCTGAGGAAGCATCTCAGAAGATTGACACACTCCGTAAAGATCCAGAGTTTATGAGCCACTACCGTAATCCAGCATCTGCCCAAAACTCAGGTGCAAAGAAACAGATGGAAGACCTTTATAAGGTTAAAGTCAATTCTTAGGATTATTAAGAGACAAGGGAATGTCAACGCCCCCTCGTTATTCAGATTACCGGTGGCTACGTAAAGCCAGACAAGCCGTAGAAATACACAAGCATAGTCGCACTTAATAACTAACTTAAATTTAACACTAATTAAGGAGTGAACATATGTCTATATCAGGCACATACCAAGACTTCCAGTTCGAGTTGTTCAAGGACAATCTTGTACATGAGTTACAACAAGCAGGTACGCTTTTAACAGCTACTGTTACAGTTGAGAACGTGGACGGAAACAAAACTTGGTTTACAAAATTCGGTAAATCAAGCTCATACCAAAAATCAACTCGTGGTGAGTTGAAAACATACCATGAAGATACTTACGAGCGTCGTCTGTTGCAATTCCAATTCAACAGCTCTGACAAAATCCTCGATAAAGTAGACATCATGGATATGGTCACAAACCCTAAATCAGACGCAGTCCAGGCTATGGTTATGGAACTAGGTCGCCAACGTGATATCGTCATCTTTGATGCTATCTCTGGCTCAGTAACTAAACAAGAGAACGGTGCCACAAGCACTGTAGCACTTCCAGCAGGTTCACAAATTGCTGTTAACTCTCATGCATTTAGTTCAACAACTGGTACCAATGACATCGGCCTTACACCTTCAAAACTCAAAGAAGCCATTAAGAATCTTGGTAAAGAGTATGTTGATGTAAACCGCGAGCCAGTATTCTGTGTTGGTCCAATGAACCAACTAATGAAGTTGTCTGTTGATCCTGAGGTTACAAGCTCCGATTTCCGTACTAAGAACGTCCTAGACGTTCCTGGTGTTGTCGGCGGTATCAATGGCTATCTTGGCCTTACATACATTGCGTATGAAGATACTGACCTCATTAATACATCAGATGAGACTGTTTACGTTTATCCCGCATCTGCAATCAAACTTGGCATCCGTCACGCTTTGACTGTTCAGATTCTACCAGACGCTTCTCGCGTAGGTAACCCAGAAGTTATCTCTGCATATGAAGACATCGGGGCGACTCGTATGTTTGAAGAGAAGGTCCAGCAGATCGCGTGTGACCCAACCGTAATCATACCAGCTTAATAGATAGGAAGATCACATGACAGTAACTCAATCGAACTTAATCACAAATCGCGAAGATAAGTCCAACCAAATCCCTCGTGGTGAGCAGGCGCACATTCGTTGTGCACTAGCCCATTACGAAGCAGCAGGCGCAATCGCAGATGATGACATCGTATTACTGGCCGAAATCCCAGTAGATGCACGTATCTCTTCTATTCGCTTTTGGTCAGACGACCTCGGAACAACTGGTGAACTCAATCTTGGTTTCTATGCAGGCAATGCCGACATAGCATCTTTGGTTGAAGGAGACGCAGTTGATGAAGACGCATTAGCAACAGCCATTGACGTAAATGCAGCGGCTCTAGCAGATGTTGAACTACGATTTGAAGCAAAAGACCTTAGTACAATCAGCGACACGGCTTGGGAATTGGCAGGACTAGCGTCTCGCCCTTCTTACGGCACTTTCTTGATTGCCCTTACAGCATCCGAAGCTACTACTGCAGCAGGCGGAATCGCAACGGCAATTTACTACACTGAATAGTACTTTTTAGAGTGAGGGGCTAACGCCCCTCGCTTTTCTAACTTATCGGTTATACCTTTTCACAGAGGTATAACCAATGCGTTAAAAAAGGAGAGAATATGTCATTATCAGAAATAGATATATGTAACAGAGCCCTGATAGCGGTTCACGGACCCACTATCACATCGCTAAGCCAAGGGACAGAAGAGGCTGATAAATGCTCAGTTCTTTATCCTCAAATAAGGGATGAGGTCCAGAGAGAACACTTCTGGAACTTCGCAATCAAACAGGCGACCCTAAACCAACTAACTGGTACCCCTTTATTTGACTTCACTTACAAATACGCCCTTCCAGCAGATTATGTCAGAATATACCGCCTAGAGAACAGCAGGCAGAGGTACAAAATCAAATCAGGGGAGTTGCACACCAACTCAGGGGCTGTGAAGATAGAGTACGTATCAAACGTAACAGACACCACTAAATTTGATTCCATGTATGCCACAGCAGTCTCACTTAGACTTGGGGCTGAATTGGCGTACCCAATAGCTGGGAGTACCGAAAGGGGCTCTGTGTTAATGGCAGAGTACAATCAATATTTAAAGAGAGCTAAAAGAGCAGACGGACAAGAGGGTACACCAGACTCCCTGACAGCAGACCTTTTCGTGGATTCAAGACACGACAACTATAACCACCCCAGAGATTGGACCTCTTAATGGCCAGGACTTTCTATCTAGGTAACAATTTTACAGGGGGTCAGGTGACTCCCCTTATTGGTATGCGTTCTGATTTCACTAGGCATAAGAATGGTTGTGAAACCCTACAGAACTTTAAGATACTCCCACAGGGCGCTATATCAAGCCGAAGTGGGTTTGAGTTCAAGAAGGAAGTTAAGAATAGCGCAGACAATACAATCCTTATACCGTTTGAGGTATCAACAGACGTAGCATACGTCATAGAGGTAGGGGATAGTTATTTCAGGTTCTACAGAGACGGTGATATTATATTAAGCGGAGACACACCATACGAGGTGGCCCACACATACGCACCAGAGGATCTGTACGACATCAGGTGGGCACAATCTAATGATGTACTATTCCTACACCACGGAGACTACCCACCAAAGACACTATCGAGAACATCAGACACTACATGGACACTGTCCGTTGACGAACAGATAGACGGGCCATACCTAAAAGAGCCCGAAGATGGGGTTACACTAACCCTCAGCGATGTCAAGGGCTCCATAACAGTAACAGCTTCATCAGCTATCTTTGCCGCGACAGACACAACAGGAACTGGTGGTACAGGTCTATCTGATAGGTGTATAAGAATAAAGAAACAAGCCGGCCTTTTACCAATAACAAATATAAGTCAGACGCAACATCCCAGAATAACCTACACAGGGCGTGATCTTATAAAAGAGAACGATACAGTATACATATCTGGGGTATCTGGTATGACAGAGGTTAACAATAAGACCTTCACTATTGAGTCGAGAGTCAAAGACCAGAACTTCCTGTACCTGTTGGATGTGGACTCGACAAACTTCGGGGCATACACATCAGGGGGTTTGGTTCAGGGGATCAAGAACGAATGGCTATGGCTGAAAATCACAGGGTACACATCAGCAACCGAGGTAACGGCAGAGTTTCAAGATGACGTCATAGTTAGCTCTACTGGGCCCTACAAATCATTCAGACTAGGGGCTTGGTCCTCAACTACTGGTTATCCTTGGATGGGCATATTCTACGAGAATAGACTTGTCAGAGCCAGAACAGACGAAGAGGTATCAAAATTATGGGCCTCGGCTGTGGACGGGTTCAACGACTACGCACCAGACGTGGATGATGACTCTTCTTGGTCATTTACACTGGCATCCTCTAAGCTTGACGCCATACAATGGATATCTTCACAGAAACAATTAAGAATTGGTACAGCGGGTTCAGAGTACACTATGAGTGGCACTGGCACATCCTCCATAACACCAACAAATGTAAATGTTAAGAAGGAAACCGAGAACGGGTCTTTCTACCTACCAGCATTAGCTATAAGAAACTCTACCCTTTTCGTGCAGAGAGCACGGAAGAAGCTACATGAATTTGTGTATAGCTTCGACACTGACGGGTTCTCGGACCCAGACCTAACACTGGCGGCAGAGGATATTGCCAGGGGGAACATTAAGAGAATGGCCTACCAAAAAGAGCCAAATGGCATCGTATGGTTCTGCCTAGAGAACGGTAGCCTTATCGGGCTTACATACCTCAGGGAGCAAGACGTTGTGGGGTGGCACTCCCATGTATTAGGGGGCACAGACGTAAGTGTTAAGGATATTATATCCATCCCAGGCGTAGAGCAGGATGAAGTATGGGCTATTGTGGAGAGAACTATAGATGGGTCCACTGTTAAGTACGTTGAGAAACTATCAGATGACTTCAGAGACAAGACAATAAATGATGCAACCTTTATGGACAGCTTCATTACAGCAACACCAGATGCTCCAGCGGCAACACTGACCCCAGCAGCTACAACTGGTACAGTAACCTTTACGGCAGGTTCGTCCGTATTCAGTGCGCCAGACGTAGGGAGGCATATCAGAAGTGGAACAGCCAAAGCAATTATCACAGCATACACAAGCGGCACAGAGGTTACAGCAAGGATTGTCGTTGATTTTCCAAGCACAAGTGCTATTTCATCAGGGAGTTGGACGTTATCATCGGATTCAGTTTCGGGGTATGACCATTTAGAGGGGGAGTCAGTCGTTGTATTAGCAGACGGAGCAGTCCACCCAAATGTAACAGTAGCCAGTGGGGTTGTAGAACTTAACGCTCAGTACACCACAGTCCACGTAGGACTAGGTTACACACAGGCCATGAGAACACTACACTTAGAGGGCGGAGCGGCCACAGGGACCTCCTATGGCTCACGTAGCAGGCTTACAACCCTAGTAATGAGGTTCTTCGAGTCAGTTGGAGCTAAGTACAAAGCATCTACAGGAGAACTTAAAGACTTGACATTTAGAAATACATCTGATATAAGCGATGAAGGAGTTCCGTTATTCAGTGGCGAAAAAGAAGTTAAGCCGCCAGCGGGATGGGGTAATCAGAATTGGGTAGAGATTGTTCAAGAGCAACCACTACCGATGACATTACTCGGATATGTAGCTAAAATAGAGGTAAGTGATGCACCATAACATTCTGACAGTCCCATTAGAAACTTGGCATATAGAT